GAAAGAAGAGGGAATTCAATGGGTTTTCCCTCCCACGGACATCTATGAGGCTCGATGGTTAGCCTTCACAGGTCTCGACAGTCCCGTAAATTCGGGGACTGCTCCTGGACATCTGACAAATCAATCCCTCCTGCAAGAGATGGCACGGGCCGGAACCACACCTAGTGTGCGTTCTGGCCTTGAAGGCTACTTGCAGGAAAGATCACGAGTTTCATTGCTTGGCCCTTTCGAGCGATGGAAGCAACGTGAGTACTCTGACGCGGTTCAGTCCGTTCTGGACCGCCAGGAGAGCGAAGGACTCTTTAAATGCAGAGTTATCGCTCTTAGTGAGGCTTCGAAGTTTCGCTTGATTACCGTGATGGACGGTTTTCTTGCAAACTCCCTGCAGCCTCCGCAGGGGCAATTGATTTCAGCCTGGAAGGCGTTTCGCGGGAACACGATGACGCACACTCCGACCGAACTAGTTCAGAGACTGGTTGCCCTTACCAGCTCTGAACCATCCATGGAATATTTTGTTTCTGCAGACTATTCTAATGCGACAGACACACTCAATAGAGACGCCTCACTGGCTTCTCTCCAAGGAGTGTTACCTCTGCTCGCAGACCATGCAATATCTGCACTCAGCTTCCGCCCTGCCGTTCTGGAATATCCTCAGACGGCCGGAGGAAAGTTTGTGTATGAAACCAAAGGAATGAAGAATGGGAAACCGATTCTTGTTCGAGCTACAGAGCACCTTACTCAGAGAGGAGGACAGGCCATGGGCCATCCCCTCTCCTTTCCATTGCTCTGCTCGATCAATCTAGCGTGTTTACGCCATGCTGTTTCAATCTGGAGAAAGGCCGAGGTCCAAGAAGTCAAGAGACTTCGGACCACGACAATTGACAATCTCTTCCGTGAACACCCTGAATGGAAATTCAGGGATGGAAGGGAGGTCACTGTCGTTCCTCAAGTGGATGCGTCCCCGAGGAAGGCCTCTCCCCTCAAGCAATTGATCCAGAAGATCAAGGAACTCTTCTGGCAGCACATTCTTCACATTCATAAAATTGCGAATCTCATTCTCAGCACCTCGATTGTGAATGGTGATGACCTCCTTTTCAAGTGTCCACAAGGCTTTTATCCTATCTGGGTAGCCTGCATTCAAGATGCAGGATTTGTTCTCTCCACGGGGAAGAACTACGTATCCAGAACGGTTTGCCAGGTGAACAGTGAAATTTTCAAGGTCGACACCACGGGTGTTGAGAAGATCGGTTATCTCAATCAGAAACTGATCTTTGGAGACCTTAACTCAGAGTCTGTTCATGCCCAAGAAATATGGGACAAGAACACGCACTCCATGAGGAAGATGACCCCGGTCACACTTGCATCGGAACTGAACACTATGTTCCGCTATTGCGAGTTTGCACCGAGGGCACTAGGCCTTGCATTCCGGAGATGGGATGGTGACTTCTCAGTCACCAAACTCCATGGACGGCGTCCCAATTGGTTCCTCCCCCCCCACCTCGGTGGGTTCGGGGTTGAGCCAAAGTACGCCTGGAAAACTCCAGAATACACCAAAGAACAGTTGACAATGGCCACGTGGATGGTTCTGAACCCCACCCAGGCCCTCTACAGGGTTATACAACCCACCAAGAGGGATGGCCTGATTGACCGATACTTTGCCGGAAAGACGGCGGATTGGAAGCTACTGCGAAATCTTGATCAAGATCTCAAGCATGCCCCCCCCTCCCTACCTTTCCCGCGAGATTCCATTGAAGATGAATGGTTTCAGCGCCTGACTTATTTGAGTCGAATTTATGATTTGCCCGGGGCCCTCACACCAAACAGTGAGGACTGGTACCCTGGGTCTGGCTTTGATCCACAACCTGAAGAGAGGTTGGCCTCCGCACCGCTATTTCGCAAGAAATGGCCAGGGAGGTCAGTTTTATACTCTCAAGAGGGTTGGGATGGGGAGATCCCCCGCTCCGATGCTCTGTTGTTCAAAAACAAATTGATCGGAAGTGGGCAGGGAATCCCCAAAGCCAGAATTGAATTGTCCAAGAAGGTTCAAAAACCGAACCTTTATGGAATTCGACCGATGAAGGAGCGGGACGTTGTGCGATGGGCACACGCCTCCTTCATGTCAGGTGCCCTCCCAGCCTGCCCGCCTCTCAGGCCGCTGGTGGAGGTTACACAAGGTTTCCAGAATTACGCCACCTACAACGCCCTTCGAAAGAGATATCTTAAGGGGTTGCGAGATGGGTTTTCCGCGGAAGACATGGGGTTCGTGAATGTAATGGACCAAACCGAAGCTCGGGCTAATCAAAATGCCAAGAGACTGCACGGCTCCCCCCCTGAGGAGGGACCCGGGACTCCTGACCCCTCATCACAACCAACTGCAATCAGCTGGGATGAAGGTTCTGAGAGTGACCTTGATGATTTTCAAATCACTGGTCGCCGAGAGTTCTAGGTCTGGGTTATTCACGGATGCACAGTCCACCCAGGTAGGGGTGTATCCCATACATGTCTACCAGAAACAAAAGTGTGGTTGCGAGGAAGGCCTCCAACCACGCCAAGGCGCCCAAGCGCGCCAAATCAGGGCTGCCTGCCCTGCGTGCATCAACACAGCACAAGAGAGCTCCCGTCGCTCTCAGTTCATCTACCCGCACATCCGCTCCATCCATCCGCTCCAACGGGACCGACATCACAGTCCGTCACCGGGAGTATTTCTCGGATGTGAGCACCACTGTTGCAAATACCTTTCAAATCATCAAACAAATTGCCGTGAATCCTGGCAATGAGGACATGTTCCCTTGGCTTTCTGAGATTGCCATGAGATATGAATCCTACACGTTTAATTCACTTCGTGTCGATTTCGAACCCCTTACCTCAACAAGCTCCGCTGGAGCTGTTCTGATGGCGGCCGATTTTGATGCAAGTGATCCTCCCCCCACTGGGAAGGTTCAAATGATGACTTACAAAGGTGCAACCCGTGGTTCTGTGTGGGCACCCCTCTCCTTTTCCATGTCAGCATCTGACCTCCAGAAAATCAAGCAAAGAAACACTTTGGATCGTCTCCCACCCAGTGGAGACCTCCGTCTTTACAATGCTTGCAATTATTTTCTGGCTGTCTTCGGTTGTGGAACCGGTACTTTGGGAGAACTCTATGTCACATATGATGTGACATTCAAAACTCCGCAGATCAATTCCACATTACCGAATGCTTCCGTCGCGGTCCGCGCCGGCAACACTGCAGCAAATTACTTTGTTGGAGGTTTGATTCCAGACCCTCTCAAGTCTGTCATCAGAGTCAATGAGACCGACGGGTCCATTGAGTTCCTCCAAAAAGGAATCTTCGACATTGCCCAGAGATACGTCTCTGGCACAACGAATGTTGCACAAATGACTGGCGTACCGTTGTCTTTCGTAGCCGGGACACCAGGTGCCACTACGGGAACTCTTGCCAACAACACGGGTGTTGCAGGCCAGTTCTCCATGGCAAATGGTGCAGAGGGCATTTCTCAGATATTGGCGACAATTACTGAGGCAGGCTCTCGGCTCGCTGCGAATGCGCAGATGACAACGGCCCTCAATGGAGGTGTAACCTCCGGAGGGACTGAGACCACCGTCTTCAAGAGAGGTGAACTTTAGTGCTGTTGATGCACAGTGATCTTTGGTGATAGATCACAAATAATGGGGTTGTCCACCGTGTTCCTTGCGGTGCCACGGCTCCTCTGTCATTCCATCTTCCGAGCAGGTGAAGATATTAAGCCACAATTGGCACTAACACCCCTTCGAAAGGGAGATGGAAAATATAATGACAGAGGGGGGTGGACTCATTTCTTTCTGCCGGCGACTGGAGAAGGCTAAGGCCTTCCTACCACGTCCTGGGCCACAATTGCCTGGTTAAAGGCGTCGCTAACAGTGGGATTTGGAGACTGGGAAACCGGTCTCCATCCCTGCTGTTGTGTGTACGACCTGGTGACTCACTCGATTTGAGTGAGATCTGATGGGTAATGGAACTGATGTTCCAAAACCCTTCTCCAGAGATGTTCGCAGAAAGTTCAATTTGAGTCCACCGACTCTACCAAACCCCCGGGCCGGCCCACTGCCGGATACCCAACATCCCATTCTTCTTGCCACATTCTGTCTCCAGGTTCCCTGGAGGAGACAGAACACGACTACATGAGATCCCCGAAGATTCAACCCCTTCGGCGGGCCATCATTGATCCTATTGGAAAATCAATGGTTGCTACCACACGTACGGTCCTTGTATAAGGAAACAGTTTAAAGGACTCCTGTTTCCGGATACGACGTGTGACTTCTCACAATGTTGGTTCACTCACTGTTTGTTTGCAGTCTCTTCCTCCCAAAGTGGAGGCGCCAGTCATCAAGATCTGGTCCTTTACGAGGAATCTGCTCCCTACAGTGAGTGACAAGCCAACTTCACAACACAATTACAGTCGTGAAAGCAAG